CCGGTTATACCCGATCCTGAATGTTCTCTGCAGCAACTCGACCCGGAACTCTTGCGAGGCCCGCACGAGCCGCACAGCGTCCTTGTAAAGAAGGTCAACCACAGGGCCGACGCAACGGTTCCAGATCGGCGGAGGACAGCAGTCATGAATTTCATCCATTGGATCGCCGGGCTGATCGTGCTCGCCGAAGCCCTGAACAAACTGGAGCGGTGCAATATTTTCTGTGCCGGCCTGACTCTGCGCATGTGCGTGGTTGAGTGGCTGAAAACAATCGGATGGGCCCTGCTGGCGCTCGGGGCCGGGGTAGCCGTGCTCTCCCCCTTACTGCTGTCGGGCCCCTATCTCGTGTGGCTGCGGCCCATTACCGACACGGCGGCGCTGATCGGTTTTGCGGCCCTGGTCGTCCGAACGCGCGTTCGGGAAGGCACATATAAACGCCGCCAAGAGGACCGTACCCATGATCACGCTTAGCCAATACGTCGGGCCGCATGCAGCATCGCCCGACTGGACGCCCGAGCGGCAGGAGAACGCCGAGCGGCTGCTGGCCGCGTGCTGTGCCCTCGAAGTCGAAATGGCCCGAGGGGGCGTCAAGTTCCCCGACAACCCCAAGACCCACTCCGGCGTCAGCGGATCGACGTACGGGGGGTTCAGGCCGCAAGATTGCCCGATTGGGGCGCCGCACAGCAACCACAAAGAAGGCCGCGCCGTGGACCGATATGACCCGGACCGGACGATTGACTTGTGGTGCATGGCGCACCTGGACCGCCTCCAGGTGCACGGCATCTGGATCGAGCACCCCGACGCCACAGTGGGTTGGTCGCACTGGCAGAGCGTTCCGCCCCAGTCAGGCAATCGGGTGTTTCGGCCATGAGGGCCGCCCTGGTCGTTCTGCTGGCAGTGGCGGGCCTGAGCGCGTCGGCGGAGAGCATGACCCGCGCGCAAGTGCAGGCGGTGTGCGAGGCGGGAGGGGGTTGCGCGATGATCACCAAGCATGCCCTTGCCGAGCTACAACGCGAGGCCGCACGCTGCGGCAAGATGCTATGAGCCCCCTTGTGCTCGCCGCGCTGGTTTCCGGCGCCGCATCCGCAGGCGCGGCCGGATACGGGGTGTATGAATGGAGAGAAGGGCACTACGCCCAGAAGGAGCTTGAGCATGTTCAACAACACGCCGAAGACACGCGAGAAGCGCTTACGCTGGAGCGCAAACGTGCGTCGGGGTTATCTGCTGCGCAGAGCGAGGGGGCGCGTCGAATGGCTGCTCTGCGTGCTGACGCTAATCGGGCTCGCGATGCTGCTGATGGGGTGCGCGACGCCACCGCCGCCGTCATCCGAAACGCAGGTGCTTCCCTCGAAGCCTGCACTCAGTCAGCCGCTGCCCTCGGAGAAGTATTCCGATCGTGTGTTGCGGAATATCAAGCTGTGGGAGAGTCGGCTGATGGGCACGCTTCCGACGCAATGACGCTCGGGGCGGCATGGCCGGAGTGATCAGGGGAGGGCCTTGAAGTACCCGCCGCTCGGGTCGGGGAACTCGGCCACCACGCTCTCGGCAATTAACTGCTCCAACAGCCGCGAGGCCCGGTTATACCCGATCCTGAATGTTCTCTGCAGCAACTCGACCCGGAACTCTTGCGAGGCCCGCACGAGCCGCACAGCGTCCTTGTAAAGAAGGTCAACCACAGGGCCGACGCAACGGTTCATTTCCTGCACCCAATTCATTTCGGCCCCTCCCCATACAGCCCCGACGCCAGCGCCCGAAAGCATTGCGTCATCCGGTCGTCTCGGGCGTACCGTTCCCGTCTATTGCGCTCGCTGCGGGCGGTTTCCGTAGCGCTTGTTGCTGGGCGCCAGCCGGGCGGCAGGGCCTTGGCGGTAGCGCGGAAGCCCCGGCCGTAGCGCTGGGCGTAGCCGTCAGCCATCAGGAACTTGAGGTAGCGGGCCACCGTGCCGTCCGTCACGCCGACGCGCTTGGCGGCCTTCGCTATCGTGTTGGGCAAGACGGCCAGGATCAAGGGGGCGAGGAGGGGCTTCATGGTTTCGGCGTCTCCAGTCGGGAAGGGCATTCGCCTTGCGTGTCGAGCGGAGGCGGGTTCTGTTCCGGGCGCTCGGGCTTGGTCTGAGGCATCCGGGGGCGCTCGCAGTGCCTGCACTGCTGGTATGGCGTGCTGGAGCAGCGGGCGAGGCGTGGCGGTGTGGTCACTGGGGATCCTCGGGGCAATCAGGGCATCGTTTTCCAACGGCGAGGTACATGGCGCACTGTTCTTGGAAGCTTCGCCGTTGTTTGCAGGTCAGGGCGCGGTAGAGCGCCCGCTGCTTCTGAAGGGAGCGATAAGCTACCTCACGGCGAATGTCGTGCCTGATGACGACAACGGCCAGTCCCAGCAGGGCGACGAACAGGAGCGCCATCAGGATGATGTAGATGATCATAAAACCTCCAAGATTCGGGAAACGAGCGCCTGCACGTTGGCGTGGTAAACAGGGTCTTCCCGATACCGACGGCGCCCGACTTCAGCAGCGGCGACGGTCTGATCGTAGGTCAGGGGCCGTCCCGGACCTATGCAGGCCAGCCCTTCCGCAACGGCTTCAAGCACTCGGGCGTGTCGCTCTCTGCCCGGATCGATGTTGGTCATCGCAAAGACCCGGCAACCCTCGTACTTCCATTTGAGAGTGGTTACGAGGTCCGTGCGCCACCGATGCGCGAGAAACAGTACCTCGAAGTCTTCGGGGGCATATCGGTCAGACCGGGGCAACCGAACGATAAGCAGCTCATCCTCGTGCGCGGGGGCGTTGCCTGTTCGGTTCACGTAGTCTTCAAAGAACCCCATCATTTCGGGGGTCGGGTGGATAGCGGCAGTCATTTCCCTAAGTCCTCCACAGAATCCGCTGTTGCGCGGATGGCATCAATTTCAGGCGGGCCGTCGAGCAGCATCGACCCTGCGAGCAGTGCGGCCAGTATCACGGCGAGTAGGTAGTTCATGGGCGGGCTCCAGTTATTGAGGCTTCACTGTATCACGAGTTGACGGAGCCGTCAAGATAGGCTTCGATGAAGACTTGCGCTTGGATAGCGTTGATCGCGTTACCGTAGGCGCGCAAGCGTCCCACTCGGGCGGGAGCCCCATTAACCAGCGGGAATGTGCCGGGTTCAACTGGCCGGAACTTGTCATCCCGGCATCCGAGCCAGTCAGCAGCTCGCCAGAAGCCGTTAACCGGGCCGGGCCAAACGGCTGCATCTTCGCCAGAGCTCGCCTGTAATCCCCGCTCAACTGCCCGTGACTCGCCTCGCTGTCCGGCACCGTCACAGGCGTTGGCCAGCCCGCAAGATGCACCACTTGGTTGTTCAGTTGCTCGCCCTTCTTTCCGCCGCCCCTCTCCGACCAGGGCAGTGCGTTCGCGAAGCGGTAATCCCGCTCCGCAGGGGTCGCCCATGATGCCAGCGCAGCCACATCCTTTAGCGTCACCTGCACCTTGCGCCCGTCTGGTGTCCGCCCGGTCGCGGATGTTCCTTCTGGCGGCGTCTGCCCGCCCGATGGAAGAGTCGGAGTCGGCCACCCAATAAGCCCGGTCTCTGATGTGCGGCGCACCGACGCTCGCAGACGGAAACGGGACCGCCCCGAAGGCGTAACCCAGGGCTTCCATGTCAGTGTGTACAAGGTCGATCCAAGGCCCGCTGTCTTTGCTCGCAACCTGCTCTCCAAGGACGACTGGAGGGCGGCGCTCTTGGATGAGGTGCTGGAAGGCAGGCCATAGGTGCCGCTCGTCGTTAAACCCATTGCCTTGGCCTGCCGCGCTGAAAGGCTGGCAAGGACAGGAACCTGTCCAAACGGGTTTACCGTCAGGCCACCCGGCACGTCGCAGGGCAAGGGGCCAGACTCCGACACCAGCAAAGAAGTGGCATTGAGCGAATCCGGCGAGTTCTGAGGGAATGACATCTTCTATGCTCCGTTCGTCCACGACACCAGGCGCGATATGCCCTGCGTCGATCAGGTTACGCAACCACTGCGCCACGTAGGGGACGTGCTCGTTGTAGTAGTTCATGCTTTCCGATATCTCCGGCCGCGCCAGCCGCCCGCCGCCTTGATCGGCCAGGGATTGCCTTTGTAGGTAGCCCAGGACGGGATTTTCATCATGAGCGCTTCGACCGGCTCGACCGTCACGGTGCCGGAGGGCACCTCGACCACATCCTCATCATAGACGTGTAGCACGACCGGGTAGCCCGCCGCTTCGAGGTTCAGTATCGCGGTGCGCTGCAGGTCGCGGGCGACAGCCTGGACCACGTTCTCACAAATTTTCCCGCCATATAGGTACATCGTGTTCCACCCGATCATGCCCGCCATCGGGTTGTTGTTCCAGCCCTCGTAGGACAGAGAGTACGCGCCACCATATGGCCGCGAGTTTGCTTCGAGCCGGGGGTTGCGGTAGGTCAGCGCGCGAGCCGACGGCAACCAGCAGTACAGCGCGTCTTCCCCTGTGTGGTGAACGAACGAGATACCTGTGTGCGTGCCGTCCTTGCGCATGACGTGTTGCCACTCGTTGGGGTGCAGCAGGGCGGAGATCGCCATGCCCTCCAGGCCGAACAGTTCCGGCGTGCGGTTCCAGCCGTCGCGCCGTTCCTGGCCGCCCCAGAACTCCACGATGGCAGGGCTCGCCGCACGCCAGGCCAGGATCGCGGTTTTCATTTCGTCCTCGGTCATGAACTTGTCCGCGCCGAATTTCGCCCATGCGCCGACGAAACCCCCGAATCCCGAAGCCAATTCCGAAACTTTACCCAGCGTCTGCCTTCGGGGGTGATGCGGCCCTGTCTGAGGCGCCTTCCACCACTCCGGCTGCGTCACGTCATACCCGGCGTGCGCCATCACTTCGGCGAACGGGATCCCCGAGATCGCGCTGACGGCCATTTCGTAGTTCTTGCCGTGCGACGCGAACATTTCCATGCGCCAGTCCTCGCCGGCCA